GGTGCTGGTGCAGCAGCATAAGCTGGAGCAACGGCCGGAGCGGGTGCTGGTGCAGCAGCTGGTGCAGCAGCAGCAACGGTAGGTGTAGATGTAGCTGCGTAGTAGCGCTTAATCTCGTTACTCTGATTGCCGTTATAGCTACGAGTTCCTAGAGTTCCACGGAAGACACGACCAAGAAATGCCTGCTCGATTTGAGCGGGGGTTGGGTTTTGTGTCCAGTAATCTTGACCTAGACCCATGGCGCTGGCCTTCATGAAGAACATGTTCATAGCCTTCGGGTTGTCAGTAGTAACTACTAACTGGTCCCAGACGCGGCGCTTGTCGTGCGCTCCGCCTTGTACCTCATTGGTGACCTTAAACATCAGCTTTCCAGTTTGAGTGGTTGTTGCTTGAGCTTCAATCACCTTTAGCTGGTAGTCGCCATCTGGTAGTGGCTCGTAGTTGTTACTTGTTGCTGCGGTACCAGCTTGCGCCAGTAGCTCTGCAAAATTAACAGTTGTCATATCTTCTTTCCTTACTTAGTTGTTTTGATTGTTGGTTTAGTCTTCTTCTCTCCGAAGACCATGTCTAGCATACGTTCGACCCCGAGGTCGCCCTGTTGTACTATTTTTCCTAGACGCCCTTGGACGCGCTCTCCAGCTTCCCACTCAGGGGTACGCTCAACATACATGCGTCTTACCTTCAGGGGGGCCTGCATTGGATCGGGGTTTGGTTCCGTCTCCACTGTGAGTGCTCCGAGGATGTCATAGAAATAGGGGGCCTGAATAGCTAGCTGGCCCTGTAGGTACGGACGGAATACACCGTCTTGGCCCTTACGCGCCATGGCTGTCAGTACTACAGCCTCTAAAGGCTGAGTAGGGTGCATAGTGAGGTCACGAAGGTCACGAAGTAACGCTCCCATGTGGCGAAGTAGTTCGCCCCACTGTTGCATCTTCATTTGCTCTGTGCCAGCAATGTTGTCCATGCACTTAACCTGTAACTCCGAGATGGAGTCAATGATTAGGGACTTGAACTGGTGCTTACCGCTCTGAAGCCACTGAAATGTCTTCATGACCACATCGTACTCACGGACTTGGACCACAACTGTGTCCCAAGTTCCATCAGCCACTGGTGGCTCTTCGGTCATTGGATCCCAATACCTGATAGTTACAGGTAGGAATCTATGCCCACCCTCAACATCAAGCATTAGGCGTGGGTATGGTGCCGTGACTGCAAAGCTGGACTTTCCAACCTTGGATTCGCCATAAACCATAATTGTTAAACTGCGATCGACGTCAGACATTACTCACTTCCTTTCTTTTCATCTGTTATTCCATAGTAGCCGTAAGGGTCGGAGACCGCAAACGCATCGCTAAGTGCCGCCTCTGCGGCAGAGCCGTCATCAAAGAGCGGACAAGTAGCGAAGAATTGACACTTCCACTTGCAATCCTTAGTAGGTGTAGGATATGCATTTCTATAGTGACTGCCGCCAGCATCAAGTGCTTCACGCACGTCTAGCATGTCGGTCAGTGTGCCTTCTAGTTGGTCTAGAAAAGCACGGAGTGTAAATCTATTGTGTCGAACTTCAATCTGTTCGTAGAATGGTGGCTTAGCATATGCGCCACGCTTGACCTTACGGAGCATAGTAAAGATGGCCCCATCTGTGCGCTCACCTGGCACTTCTTGCGCCTCGTCCAGGAGCATATAGGTCTTAACCTGCTCGTTCATGTGTGCCATGGAGCCAAAGTCAGCAAAAGATCCACCTACGGTCTTGAAGTCACGAATCATGCGTGCACCATCAATCTTTCGACGTACGCGCATATCGATCTTGCCCTGTAGGATAACTTTACCGTCAAGCATAGGACGCTCGAGAATCTCTTCTGTGGAGATCATTTCAAGTTCTGCATCAATGCCTTCTTGCTCAACCCACTCGAGGTAGCCCTCAAGCATAATGCGACCAAGATCTGCCTCAGCTTCCAGTGACGTAGTGTCTCTGTAAGAGTCGCTCATCTTTTTTAAATCTTCTCGTACTAGGTCAGTATGCGCTTCTAAGAGATCTTGCCCCGTTGAGTAGTGACGGTCTAGTGCTTCGTGAATTCTTGAGCCCAGTGCAAGCGCACCAGTGAAATTCTTAACTTTTGGCTTCAAGCGTCGGTAGTAAGTTAACCACCAACGTCGTCTGCAGTCCTTGAACGTCTGTATTTCTGAATTAGAGATTCTAATTGGTTCTGACATTATTTTCCTTTCTTACTGGTCTTTAGTAGTTCTAGTAGCTTGGCCTTATCTTTTACAATCTGGTCAAAATTCTCGGACTTAACGTCAAGCGCTTCAATTACACGCTCTTCAATAGTTCCTTCGGTCACATAGTCCGTAATAATAACTGAGTCGTGTATCTCTGACCCAATCCTGTGAACGCGATCCATTGCCTGCTTGTGGTCAACAAGTGACCACGGCCTCTGAAGCATAACAAGTCTTCTTGCTGCTGTCAAGGTAATTCCAACACCACCAGCTTGCGCAGTGAAAAGGATCCACTTTGTCTTACCAGCCTGGAAGTCGTCAACAGCTTGCTGGCGCTCCTCTTGCGACTGAGCACCAGTAATTAAACCGTGGGCCATGCCTTCTTTAGTCATACGAGCGCTCAGTATCTCGATCAACTGTCGAGAGACGGCGCAGACGGCAACGGAGTCATCTCCAAAGTCTCCGTTTTTGACGTCATCCATCAAAGCATCTACCTTGCAGGAAGGATCAGATAGTAGTAACTTCTCATTACCAAATTCATCGATCTCCATCTGTCCGTATGAGCTTGCAAATTGTAGCAATCGCATAGTCTGAGTCAGAGGGTTGGGTGCTACAACCACACCGCCTTCACCGTTACCGGACGCCATGTCAATCTCCTCAAACCTCTCTTCAGGGGTTGAGTCGAGAAGGGCCATCATGTTCTCAAGCATTTGTTTATATGCCTTAGCCTGCTTTACGCCCATCTCTACGTCCCTACGGTCATTAATGACCTCTGGAAGCCATGAGAGTACTCGTGCTTTAAGCATTCTCCTCATACGGGGATGGATACCAGCGTAGAACTCGGTCTCCATGTGAGGCTTAAGCCCCAAAATCATCAATCCTCCAAAGGCATTCATCATAGTGTCGACATATCGGTCAATCCACTTAGTCTTACTTGGCCATTCTTTGTCATCTAGCCAGCGCAGGATTGGATACAGGTCTACAACATTATTTGCTATAGGAGTACCGGTAAGTGCGAATCTAAGATCTGCAGCACCACTGGCAGCCCAGAGAGCTCGTGTTTGCTTGGACTTAGGGTCCTTAGAGCGGTGAATTTCGTCGGCAACTACTGCCTTAAAGGGGATATCATTCAATTCCCTATTGTGTACCTCACATCTACCCTCTGAGACAGCAGAATTGTGACCACCGCATTCTACACAGCGGGCCAGGGCAATGCCACCATAAGACTGGAGTTTAGAGTGGGTCCGTAGGGACTCCCAATTTATGATGTAGACGTCTGCTTCTGTCTCAAAGGCCTTCCTCCGCTGGGTAGCAGTACCCTTAATGATCTGAACGTTAGTTCCTGGCCACCACTTCTCGAACTCTCGTGCCCAGTTGGCCTTCAAAGTGTTGGGGCAGACAATCAAAGCTGGGAAAACTTCCTCTCCGCGGTTCTGTAAGGCCTTTAGAGACCTAATAGCCTGAGCAGTCTTACCTAGACCTGGTTCGTCCGCTAAGAGTGCTCTGCGAGCTGTTGTGAGGAACTCTACGCCAGCCCTTTGGTGAGGGAAGAGGTCTTCATCACCAATGTCTGAAGTTTCAAGCTCTCTAAGTGCATTTGCAGGGTCAACTCTTGTTAAACGCTCATTAGCTGCCCATTCTTTGAGTAAAGGGCCGATTTCGAGCTGGTCTTTGAAGGTTGACCGGAGTGATAAGCATCCAGTCCACGAAACTGGGATACGCCAAACATTCTTGGCAGCGTCCCATTTCGAGCCAGGAAGTGCTCTACAGACCTCTTTTAGACGCCATTCGGTGTTGATGATGATGTGCTCACCGGCAAGCTCTACATAGACAGCCAATCTGTCCTCCTTCGTCATTAAGTAATTATATTATCAGAAAAAAATCTATTTGACTACTATTTTTTGATAATAGTTTTAATCTTGTAGCAATGCTACAGGTTTCCAGCCAGTTTTGACCAATCTTAGTAGACCATGCCTAATAGCATCGAGTGCGTGACCCTCGCCACCCCTATGCCAATACTCTAGCTTCTTTAGTTTAGGGTTGTCAAACATTGCTTTTGCATCTGCAGGTGATTGAAAGTAGATATCATCCGCTGGACGTCCGTTATCCATTAGGCACTGCTTAAGTATGCCAATCTGCTCTAGAGAGTAAGGCGCTTGAGTGCTTTTAACAGTCTTAGCATTAATCGTAAACCGCTCGCAAGTAATATCTAGGTTATACCGCATCGCAGGATCCCACAGGACCTTACGTATGACCTCCGCATACCCTTCCTGTTGTACTTCAACAGACCACTCTAGAACTGGCTCAGCGGCTCCGTCACGGCTGAATAGAGCTATACCAGTAGCTTTACCTGGATCAACTGCTAATACATACATCATGCGTACTTCACTCCCCAATTCTCTAGAGGCCCTTCAACGTCAGCAGTTAGCGGTACAGCCCAACCTTCTGTTGTAGTCATGCACTCTTTCACTATTCTCTTAATCTCTTCTGCGTCTTTTCTAGGCGCATTTAAGACAATCTCGTCGTGAACTGGGACAATTAGTAAGTCAGTTAGGTCAGCCTGGTCTAATTTTACAAGATTAGATTTAAATATCTCGGCGGCTCCACCCTGTATCAAGTAATTAACTAAAGTGTAAACCCGATCGTCATCGCAAGGTAGTCTTCTGCCGGTCCAAGTATTAACGTACCCCGTGCCCTCAGCTTCTACCCTTTGGAGCCCTCTAGCTTCTACAGCCTTTTGGAATCCTTGCATACCGGGGAACCTAGTATCAAAACTATCTGAAACTGCACGCATCTGCCCTTCAGAGACCCCTGCAGTTAGTGCCTGTTTGGCGATACCAGCACCGTATAAACGCCCATAAACAACTCCCTTAATTAGGGCACGTCGCTTGTCGGACTTTTCCATAGTTGGATCTTGGTATATCTCACGTCCGATTTCAGTGAACGGGTCAGAACCGGTAGCATCTGCTCGTAAGAAGAGTTGAATCAAATTTGGATCCTGGGATAGAGTCGCAAACATGCGGAACTCCACCTGGTCAAGGTCCGAGGTGATAATTACGTGGTCATCGTCTTTTGGCAAGAACGCACGACGAACAGTGTCATCTCCCTTGGGGAGAGTCTGTAGAGCTGGGTTCTGAATTGACATACGACCAGTACGAGCACCCATGGTGTTGATAGACGGGTGGACGTATCCGTCAATATTGTCATTGATAAAGTTTGCAAAATAGGTATTGGCAACTTTCAGCGCTTTACGGTATCTAAGGGTTGTGTCCGCTAACTGCTGTGCCTCAGGAGTACCGTCGCGGACCACTGTCTTGAGTTGATCAGCGTTGGCGGACTTTTGACCAGTTTCGGTAAACTCAGTTATGGTAGCGCCCATGGTCTCTAAAACTTTAACTAACTGCTGGTTACTGCCTATAGAAATACCATACTGCTGCTTGCCCCAGTCACGAACTTGGTCTGTGTACAGAATCAATTCGTCATACTTTTTCTGCGAGTAGTTAAGATCTAGCCGTGCACCGTTAAGTTCCATAGTGGTAGCAATCCGACGAGTGTTCATCTCTAACTCGTATGCTTGACTGTAGGGCTTACCGGGCGCAGTCTTCTCCCAGAAGATCTCAAACAGGCGCATTGTGAGTACAGGGTCGAGCGCACCGTACTGCCAATAAGGGTCAAAATTAACTGGTACGGTGCCCCAGGTCCATCCGTTATCGGACATCCCATAATCAAGCACAGATTGAGCTGCTGCAGCCTTAGGGTCCACGTACTGAGAGGTTAGGCGCTTTAGGGCACCAGATCCAAGCGGATCTATGAGCTTAGCCATAATCATTGTGTCATGAGCACGATGCCAGGGGATCTTCCAATTTGATTGACGGTCAAACCATTTGGCCTCAAAGGCAATATTATGGCAGACAATCGGACCTTCAAATTTCTTCATTGATTGATAGAAAACTCCCTTCCAGTCATCCCAAGGGATTGACCAACCCTGCATACCATCGCCCACCTGGACAAGTCTTAGCTGTCCGTGCCAAGGGGATAGTGCATCTTTACGTGGGTTACCAGGAAGTTCACCGGTCTCGGTATCTATAGCAATTGCATTTAGTGGACGGCGCTCTCCGAGCCAAGAAATAAACTCTTGTGCCTTTTCCACATTGTCGACTAGGTGTAGCTGTACTCCATCAAGTCCATTTGTCATTTAGTGTCTTTCATTTTTTAATCTTTACGGGATTATTTCGTAATTATACACACTTCCTACCTCGGAGTCAACTAATGATGCAGTCTGAAGTAGTTTTTGCGCAACGACAGTCAGATATCTTGCACCGTTATCATCATATTTATACAAAGCGTCAAGTACAGCATCTGGCTTATCACTAACCTGGGCCCAGTAGCGGTACTTCTCAGGAAATACTAAGTCCAGACTATCATCGGGAGCGCAGTCTTCGCAAGGGGTGGAGTCGGGGCTTAGAACCGAAGAGGATTTCTCTTCCAAGCTATAACGTGAAACTAGTCGGCATGCCGCCCCGTGAAAAATTAAAGACACGCCGACACGAGAAAGAATATAAGAACCTGATTCTGTTTTATATAGCTCGAACTCAATCCAGCGGTACGAGCCTCTACGTGCTGAAGTTGACTTAGCAAGTAGGGCACCTTCGAACTGAAGGGTCCTATCTCCATCTTTTACTGAGTACATATGTCGTTAGTTTCCTTCTAGTGCTTCTAGTCTAGC